TTATTCTTCTGTTCCATAATTAATTGTTTTACTTAATATATATGCGCTTAACGTCTTTCGTGTGCGCCTTGCTTTTAGTTTTAAAAGTTCTTTTTCGTCTTTTGTTAGTCGTATAATTACAACTTCTGTTTTTCGTGTTTTCATTGTATAAGTGTTTCATAGTACTTTCTACATTCTTTTATTCTTTCGTAGATAGCTTTTACTACATCTTTGTCATACCTTACTTCAAAAGTTTTTATTCGTTTTTCTGGCGGTATGTGGTCAAAGTTGTGTCGTGCTTCTACGTCTGCACGTAGTTCTTCGCTTTCGTCAATCAAATGTTCTTGCCAATGTGCGCGCCTTACTTCGTCTTCTACGATTTGAAAAGGTGTGTTTACTAAACAATATGCAAGAACCGATTTACGTTTGTTACATAAAGCCATATAGCCTTGTAATTGGTAGTAGTAATCTTTGTTAGGTATTTCTTCTTCAAACCAAGGAAAAGTAGTTGCATCATAACTACTCTTAACATCAAGAAGTATATTATCCGTGTTTACATCTGGAGTACCTGTCAAGTAATCATTTTCAAAGTGTTCTTCGTTCTTATACATAAAACCAAAGTCGCAGTTGTCTTGTACAAGGTCTATAGACGTACGTTCTACTTCTATGCCTTTATCGGTGTAACGGCTTGAAAATTCTTTCTTAATGCCGTACATTTCTTCTATAGCTAATTCTTGTAGATAGCTTTTACAAGTCTTACTTAATACTTCAGACTTGCTTCTTGCGTTAGTCATTATTTTACCTAACGCTGAACATCTAATCTTCAACATAATTCAAGTGCTTTAGTTTGTAATTCAGTTAGTTCATATTGGCTTACAAGTTGTTGTTTAGTGTAAGTACCTTCTTGTACGGCTTTAAGTGCGCTTTCAAATCTTTGTTTAGTCAAAGTCTTTTTCGTCTTTTGGTCTTGTTGCTTAATCGCGTTTGCTACTTCTTCATAAGAAGCTACAGAAGTTTCTATGCCAATACCTAAATTGCCTAAAGCACGTCCCCAAGCAGACGTTTCGCAGTTTTCTACATAAGACGTTTTATTTATAAACGTACTACCTTTTACTTCTTCTGCAAGACCTGTGGCACGTGTTCTACCTTCTGCGTCTTTAATGATTGCTTTGATTGTAATTGAAGTATTCGTTTTTTCGACTACTTCGCTTTCTAAACTCCAGTCTTTGAAGTTTTCTCTAAAGTAACGCAGTCTTTCGTTTACTTCAACGTACTGCTTACCTTTAATGTTAATTGATTTTAGTTCTTTCATAACGATTTATTTTATTGTTTATACAAATATAATGATTATTTATTTAAATCTTTCTTTTTTTGTTTATACTTTTCAATGATCTGTTTTAATTCTTCTCGTGTATATTTTCTTACTTTGTGTGCTTCTTCGTGTAGTTTTATTAGTTCTTCGCCACCTATTCGTTTTTCTATACCTATTTGGTAGTTTAGTAGGTTTCCGTGTTTATGTTGGTTACAGGCAACACATTGACCGTGTACATTCTTTTCATTAAAAGTTACGTTCTTGTGGCTTGTACTAAAATAGTGACCAGCGTCATACTTTGATCCTAAAGGTTTATCGCAGCTTACACATAGTTTATTCTTGTCACGTTCTCTTATATATGCGTTAAAGTATCTTTGTGCTTTTTTAGTAAGGCTTTGCACGGTTTCTAATTCGTCTTTTAGTCGTTTCTTTTCTTTCTTCCAGTTCTTTACTTTTGCCGTTTCTACCCATACCTTAACACATTCACTTTTAAAGCAATACTTTTGGTTAAAGTGTTTAGCTTCAAACTTTTCTTTGCAGTTTTTACAACGTGGCATTTATAGTTCCGTCTTTAAGTCTTTTATTTCTTCTTTTAACATCAACACTTCTTGTTTAAGGTCAGCTATAACCATTTGAAGCCGTAGGTTAGCTTTGCACTCTAACAAGTATTCATCTTCAAACTGCATAAAAACGGATTGAAATTGACTAACATCTTCTAAACTTTCTAACATAGAATCTATTAAGTCTGCACGTTCTGGGTGTTTATTTTGTAGTTCTTCAATACTATTAGTAAATTTTATAATAGTTGTTTGTAGGTTTACTTTTGCTTTTAGTATGTCTAAAGTGTTCATTTATTCGTGTTTTGGTTGTGCAAATAGCTTGTTATATACATTCGGTTCAGGATTGTCTTGGTCGTAATATAAAAACTTTTCTTTATCAAACCATAAAAGTAGTTGTCCTATGTTACCTACTGAACGTGGTTTAATCTTGTTAAAGTTAATTATAGCTTGATTGTGGCTTAAGTCGTCACGGTGTACCGTTATCATACATTTGCCACTATTAAACCATTCACTACCACCTTTTAAGTCATAAGGTGACGGTATTGATCTTTTACCGTTTACTTTTTCGGTTAGTTTTGGGTGTATAATTGTGTGAAGGTGTAGTTCATTGTCTTCAGCTATTTGGTTTCTATAAGGCAATACTACTTCTAAATATTGTGCATAACCGCCGTATTCGTGATAAGGATGTGACATATCCTTCCAACTATCAATACTTGCCGTGTGTAGTCCGTGTTTTTGTTTAATTTCTACTGCATAATCATAGAATTGAAAAGGTGTCATTTTTGCCTTTACGTCATACTTGGTTAAAATCTTAAAGTGTTCTAAAACCCAATCAATAGAATTAGTTATTTCTTTGTCTTTAATTACGTTGTGTTCTAACGGATTAAAACTTTTGCCTGTTAGTTTGTGTATAAGGTCGGCTAATATTTCTACGTTGTTGCCTACATCAGGAAAATACACCAAGTGTTTCCAACCATAGAACTTACTTGTGTTTAGTAGTAATTCCATAAGCACCTGTGTTTTACCACTCATCGGAAAACCTGTCCAATCTGTGCAGTTGCCTAATTGCATAGAGTAAAATTCGTCTAAACTTTGCCAACCTAAATACTTGC